CATAAATCTACCCTTAATCGTGTATTGGATGATAGTTGCGGATTTTAGGATAATCTTGAAGGTGCGGTCCTTGTCGTCTCCCGAATTCTCATATTCGTTGCCCGACACCTCCACCGTCTCTTCATGGCCAACCCATCTGTAACCGCAGCTCAAGGCTGGCATCACGTCTATCATCCGCGAAGCTTCATGTATAGGGGTAGTCAGGGCGATGGTCCTGAGCTCGCTTTCCGTAGGTTCACTCTTCCCTCCGAGGGTAAACTTCAGCTTGTTGAAGAAGAAGCTCACGCCCCTGATCACCACCTTGGCATAGGAAGGCAGGTTCTGCTTCTGCGACTGGGTGAGCAGCAGCTTCACCTTGAGTTCCTGGAGTGAATTCCTCAAGAGGAGGTCATACTGGCGGTAGAATTTCTCGAAGATGCCGTCATCACCGTTATACACCAGGGCATAATCGAATATCTTGCGGTAGAGGGATTCCTCTGAAGCATGAGATGGCGGACCGAAGCGGTTGTCATATTCATAGTGGATATCGTATGCCGTGACGGTTCCGCAAGGCATCCCGTCGGTCGATACATACGGGAAGGCAAGCATCACCGGGGTAGTCACCGCTTCCTCGCTGCTCTCCGAATTGTCCTCGGTGGCAACCTTCATCGATGAGTTGATCGTGGCATAGCTGCCTATGTAGAGGAATCTGCCCATCTCCCGGCTGATGGTATCATCATCTGCCGACTGGCGGTACTTCAGCGTTCTCGTCTCCGGTATCACGATATCCTGGGTGTCGGTATCTTCCTCGCCGGTATCATAGCTCTGCGAGCCCTCGCCTATCTTCGACTTCACATGATAGTTGCCCGAATATCCGTCCTTGTAGAAACAGCCGTCCACCTTGTCGAAGTAGGCACCGGTGTTCTTCGCCAGCATATCCTTCAGGTCGTCGTAGCTGTCCTCGGCATCACTGTCTGCCTGATGCTTCGCACGAAGCACCACCCGCTTGTAGTCGGATGCCGTCTTATAGGATAAGGTAGGCTCCTCGGTCATCTGGCGGGTGAGATCTGCTGCAGGAGCACTCTCCACCGCATCCTTCAGGAAGATGATGCTCGCCTGGTGAGTTCCCTCGTCAGAGACGAACTCGCACAGAAACTTTTTCCGAAAAACAGAGAGAAAATCGGAGACGGAAACGTCCGGCAGAAGGTCCTCGATGCGGATATGCCCGTTCACCAGCACATCTATCACATTGTTCACCAGCACCATCTTGGTGAACGGCTCGGTCTGGGTGAAGAAGTTCTCCTGCAGGTCGTAGCCGAAATGCTTGAACACCCGCTTCAGTACATAGTTGGCACGGATGAACGGAGAGATGTAGTAGCCCCGTGTCAGGCTCACCGGAATCTCGTTTACATATTCCGTGCGGTTGAATTCGCCCTGAAACCTGTTCGACTTTCCGGCACACGTCACGAAATCGTAGGCATCAGGGGCCGCCACATACTCGTAGCCTCCTGTGTTCTTGAACCTCCAGTACTTGGCATCCGGCAGCTTCTGCTGGTTGCCCCATCCGTTCAGGATCTTGTAGTCGTAGCCGGTATCCTTTCCAGAGTCGTCGGTGAGCAGCACCGGGAAGATATCGTAGTTCTCGTTCTTTCCGCCGATGAGCGACCGGCAGAAACTGATGCACTCATCGAGGGTGCTGCACCCCGGTATCATCTCGTCCTTGAAGATGCTCTTCAGCTTCACGTTCTGTATCTTCGAGTAGAAGGATCCGTCGTTGATGTAGAAGGAGGAGGAGATATTGCCCTTGTGCTGTGCCGAGAGCACAATCTGCCTGCACTGGGCAAAATATTCCCCATCCTCGATGCTCACGTTGGCAGCCACCATCTTCTCCCGCAGCCCGAAGGTGTCGGGATATCCCAGTATCATGCGGTTGTAGTCGCTTGCCGGTATATCCAGCGGGGTCGTCGTCTCCCCGTAGTCGTTGAAGAACGGATTGGTCCGTTCCACCTCCAGCTTGGCACCTTCGCCAAGCTGGTAGGTTTTTCCCTTATCCAGATTCGTTATTTTCATAGATCATCATTTATTTTTTGGCAAATTTCCTCGCCTGGTTTCTCAGTTCCTGCTTGGCATCAAGCTCCGTGAGCGAGATATGGGAGTGGATTCCGTTGTCGCGAAGCTCCCTGAGCAGTGCCAGGAGCTCGTCATTGCTGCGTCCGGACGTAGCAATTCCCGCGTCGCGATGTGGGAATTCCTGCGTCGCGACGTAGGAATCAGCCCCACTAAGACTTGGTACGGAGCGGGTACGGAGAGGGTACGGAGCAGGTCCCTGCTCGATATTGCCACCCAAAACCCTGCCCTGCATGGCCATCAGATACTTGCCCATATCGAAGGTTCGTATCTGTCCGGCTCGCTGGGCTGCATCCATCAGATGGATGAGCGGGGCGATGGTAGGATTTTCCAGGGCTGCATTCGATGCCACCCACTCCTTGCTTCTGCCCTTGGGACCCTCGCCCACGATGACGGTAGGATGGTCGATATAGCCGCGCTTACCTGGTGAGTATTCGGCATTGAAGTGCTTGCCGTCCTGTTCCCGCTCCACGTCGATGCGTCCACCGCTCTCCCTTCCGCTGGCTATGCGGCTGCCTGCCGAAGAGGTTCCGCTGGCTGATCCGTTGAGGGTCATACGCTTCACCTTCTGGCGCTCGGCATTCGCCACCGCCAACTGGGCTGCACCCGTCACACCCATCAGGGCAGCTGCCACACTTCCGGCTATCGGACCCATCTCGCTGTATGCCTTCATGATGGAGGTGGCAGTATTCGAGATGATCTGAGCTGCCTGCATGGCGAAGTTCACGTCGGCATACTTTTTCTGTATCTTCAGCTTCTCGTTGGCCTTCTTCTTCTCCAGCTTCTCCTGAAGGGCGGTATTACCCTCGGCTGCCTTGATTTCGGCATCATACTTGGCATCCACGTTCGCCATCTCGGAATTCTGCAGCGCACCCACGGCATTGCTGAAGAGGTCGGTGTAATACTGTGCCTGCTTCATGAAGGATTCCTTCTTCAGCTGCTGCACCCTCTTCTCGTGTTCCTCCTGGGTGATATACTGGTTATCGAGTGCCTGCTGAAGCTGTACCAGCTGCTGGTCGTACTCGCTCTGCTGGTCGAAGCCGAGAGCCTGTCTAGCCTGCTTCTTCTTGTCATCCTGCTGGTCAAGCTGCTCTTTATGCTTGGTAGTGTATTCCTTTTCTATCTGCTTCTGGGCATCCCTGTACGCCTTCTCTACCTGCACGGTGTCCTCCCCGTTCTGCTTGGCGAGGTCGATGGCTGCCTGGTAATATCCCTTCAGTATCTCCAGTTTCTGGTCGCGTTGCTGCTCCAGGGTCAGTTCCTGCTGCGTCTCCCCTTGCTCCATCACCTTTGCCAGGGCATCCTGATAAGCCTGCTCGGCTGCCACCTGCTGGTCGAAATGCGCCTGTTCTGCCTTGCGCTGGTTGTCCAGCTGTTTATCCTGGAGTGATTTCTTCTTCTCGGCATCCTTGATGCCAATGTTCTTCGACTGCTCGCTGTAGGAGGTCTCGATGGCGAGGATGTTGGCAGTATGCTGGGTCTTCAGTGCCTGCATGGCGAGGTCGTACTTCTCCTGGGTGGTCTGCTTCTGGGCGAGGGCCATGTTCCAGTTGTTCACGTCCTGCTGGTAATCCTGGTTGGCAGCATCGATATCAGCCTGGCGGTTTTCTGAAAACTTCTTCGATGCGATATCGTCAGGGTTCGGGGCTGATGATGTTCCGGTGGTATGACCGCCGCCCGTTTTTCCGCCGCCCTTGCCGCCGATGTTGCTGTCTGGAACTTCCGGATCCGTAGCCTCCTTCACAGTCTGGTGCATGATATCTTTGCCGAAGGCATCCCTTATGGCTCCAATCTGCTTGTCGAGCTGATTGATGCCATCAGTAAGCGATTCTACTTCTGACTTGAAATGAGAGACGGCATCCACCTGCGTATTTCCGGTAGCTCCCCATGAGGTGGTATATTGGAAGCCGCGGGCATTATTGGCATCAGCCAGACGGCTCTTCGCCTTGGTAAGCTTGATGGTGAGTCCGGCACGCTGCTCGGCGAGGTTCTGGATCTGCTTCTTGGCACCCTGCACCTCGTAGAGCCTTACCAGATTGTTGATGTAAGCCTTCAGGGCCTTGTCTGATGCCTTGAACTTCCTGGTGGTCTGGTCGATGGTGGCATTATAGTGAGGAACTATCTTGTTAAGTGCCTCCACGGCCTTGCGTCTCTCGTCCATGGAGAGCTTCTCGTCCTTGGCAGCCTTGACCAGGTTATCCAGTTTCAGCTTCTCCTCTACTACCTGCCTCTGGGCTTCTGCCTTGATGGCATTGAGCGCCTTCTGCGACTGAGCTGCCGCATCGGCTGCCTTCTTCATCTCCCACAGTTTCATGGCGAGGAGTACCACTCCCGCAGCAATCAGTCCGAAGACGCTTGCCTTCATCGTTGCATTCATGGCGGTCCAGGCATTCTTGGCAAGCGTCACCCTGCCCGTGAGCAGGTAGAAGCCTGCCTGCAGCAGCTTCAGGAGTCCGGTTCCGGTGGCACATATCACGTTCCATGCCTGCTGGGCTGCAGCTGCACCCTTGGTCACGACGATATTCGTCTTGATGGCGTTGCTGGTGGCGATTGCTACAACCGTGAAGGCTGCAAGCAGAATGCCCAGCGTCTTCACCACGCCCTGATGCTTTACGCACCAGGAAATGAGACTGATGGTGTTCAGCTGCATGTCCGCATAGGCATCATCCCATTGTTCCTTGAGGGGAAGGATTTCGTCTCCCAGAGCCTTCTGGGCATTCTGCAGTTCTACCGTTTTCTGGGCTGCCCTGTCGGCTGCACTGATATAGGTCTCTCCTGCCGCAGCCAGCTGGGTATCCACAATCTCTGCCACAGCCTTCATGAAGTCGCCCGTCTCCTTGGTTTTCTCTGAGATTTCTGCTGCAGAAATGCCCAGGTTATCGAGGATCAGAGGAGACTTGCGGCCAAGACCGGTCACGATGCTGTTGGTCATGTAATCTACCGACTGACCCGTCTGCTGAGCCTTCAGCTGGGCAAACTCCAGATACTTGCCCAGATCTTCCAGCGGAATGCGGAAGTCATTGGCCTGCACAGCAGCCGTCATCAGCTGCACGTCATTTACGGTTCCCTTGGTTGCCTTGCGGAGGTTATCAAGCAACCCTTCCTGGTTCAATCCATTGAATGCCTTGGTCACACCGTCAGCCTGCTCTGCCATCTCGAGACCGCCATTGATGAGCTCTGCGATGGAATCCTTGAACTCCCTCGCTTTTTCTCCGAAGAGCTCTGCGCCCTTGGTCAGCAGATTTCCCAGAAGCACACCGTTCACGGTATCATCAGATGCGAGTTCTCCGAGACTCCTGGCATTCTGCTTCAGTTCTGAGATACGGGAATTCACGTCCATCAGGCGCTGTTCCAGCACACCATAAGCCTCCGGATTGAGCGACTTCACGGTGTTGTCCATCTCCTTCTGCAGGCTTTTCTGCTGTTTTTTCAGCTGCACCATACTCATATCCAGGATATTGATCTGGCTGGTCTGCTCGCTTATCCTGGATGTAAGGGAGCGGATCTCCTTGCTGGTTTCGGAGTACTGCTTCTTCAGGTTCCTGTAGGCTTCCGACTCTTTTCTTCCGGCTGCCTCCAGACTGATCATCTGGCTGAGTCGTGCCTTATTCTCTGAGCGCAACTTCTTGCTCTGCTGCTCCAGGGTGTAGATGGCTTTCTGCGCATCGGCAGTCTTCACATCTACGGTATATCGGATTTCGTCTTCCGTTAAATGTTTGTTGGCCATAACTTATGATTTTTGTGGGTTAAGTGATTTTTCCAGTTCCTGACGGATGCTGTTCCGTACTTCATCGTTGAAGCCATAGCTGAGCTTGGGGAACGTTTCGTGATACAATACGCCCCAGACTACGCGGTTGTACAGTGCCAGGTTCCTGCGCTTGAACTTGCTGATGCGGTCGTTGCGCTGGCGGTACTGCATATCCAGGAAACGGAGATAAGGAAGGATGCGCACGAAGATGGTGCGGTTCTCGCCCGAGATCTGACTGTCGAACGAGTGAGCGGAGAGCGTGGTGAGCAATCTGCCGGTACGGCGCTTATAATGATTGCGTACCACGTTCTCCTGGGTGGAGTATATCTTCAGGATGCCTTCCTGAAGAGTCTCGTGAACGAATTTCTTTTTAACAAGACTGTCTGTTACCATATTCTTTGTACATTACTAATTAGCAATGCAAATATAGTAACAGACAGACAAAGGGCAAAGGACTGCCACCTATCTCTTGAGGATGCAGATCCGATATAGAGGATACCCTATCAAGGGCGTAAGAATGGTGCAGAAGAGAAGGTAGAGTACCCAGTAGGCGGGAACCCTGCTCTTAACCAGGAATGGCATCAGCACTACCGCGATAATGGCGGAGTAGCCTTGTATATACGTTATCAGTCCCATAATCTATATATTTTAATGCGTTAATAATTCTCCGGGTGCAAAGATACACCGCTTTTTCTGAAAAACCAAATTTATGACTAAGAAAAAAAGATGGCTACCCTCACGGGCAACCACCTTCGGCAAAATTTCACAATTTATTACTAAAGCTTGTTTTATGTAACAAAATAACCAAAAAAAATCTTATTTCTTGCGATACTCCTGGAATGCCTCGTAATCCTCCTTGCTGATTTCTAGGCAGCAGCAGATGTGGGCGTTCTTGAAATCGAGATCCTCCGCATATTTGGAATCCTCGAAAAATGCATGCGAATGATGAAGAGCGTCCACCAGCGGGAACTTGTCTCCATCCGTCTCTACCACGAAGTCCTTCTTGCAAAGTATATCGCCATTCTTGCGAGGAATAGAAGCCTCTGCATAGAAGTACTTGCGTGGCTTCTCCCCGGTGAGCAGCTCCGTGAGCTTCCCGTGCATCTCCTTCAGCTGGTCATCTGTAATGCCAGAGATATACATGCCGTTCATGCTGAGCATGTGGTAGCGCTTTGCCTCGCCATAGTCGTTCACCTCGCACTCATCAAAGATAGGATGCATTCTCTCCTCCTCAATGTTGCCCGCAACATAAGTTCCAACATTTATATTCTTATTATTATCTTCCATTGTTTCTTGTTTTAAATCATTAATTCTATTCCATATTTATCACAAAGCGCTGGTACTACAGTCTGCATTACCTTACGGAAATGCGGATCATTTTCGTAGGCTTCTATCATAGCCTCGACTATGACAGATAGGTTTCCGCCTATGGCCACGCATCCGGCACCAGCTTCAGAATCTTCACACTCAGAATTCACCACCATTAGGAAGGCGCGATCTTTCTTGTGTTTTTCTGACCAGCTCTTCATGCCTTGAGATATCTTTTGCGGATATTCCATAGATTTCATATCCTCTGGAATTTTCGCATCAAATCCCGTTATTACGTCCGGGCTACCTGCATTATTCTTCTTTCCCATTATTCTACTCCTCCATCTTTAGGCTTTGGACGGGTCCAATCTGTTTTTAAAACCAGGTCTGGGAAATCTCGTAAGTCTTGCCCCCCCGAATTGCGGTAAGCCTCGAAAATCTTGTGGCGCTGGTTCTGAAGCTCCAGGTTCTTCATGGCATGCTCGCTCTTCACTTTCGCCATACCTGTAAGGTAGAGCTCGGTAGCCTTGCGGCGGCCGTCGCGGATGTTGCGCTCGAGCGCATCGAAGTGAATCTTCTTGCGGGTGAACTCCTGCTCTGCTTCAAACTTTTCTCTCAGAACTGCCTCCTGGGCTTGGTTGGCCAAATCCTTCTGGCAGTCGCACTCCTGCTGAAGCTGGATCTTCTTGCGTTCGAAATCCTCACGCTCCTTGTTGATGGCTTCGGTGTTCTCTACTAACTGACGGTGAAACTCGTCGGTGGTCATTACCTCGGCTGCTGCCTGGGTATTGATATTCTTCTCCTGATTCATAATTTATTAAATGTGTTATGCGTTAATAATTCTCTGCGTGCAAAGGTACGGATTTTCTGCCTTTGCACAAAGGACAAACATATGAGTGATGTATGGCTATTTACCCTCCTCTACCGGACGGTAATATACGGCGTAAGTACCCCACTCCATCTCCGGATCATCACTGCCAACCTGATTAATCATAGCGATACCTCCTCGATACTGGATTCCGTCTGACATGAGATATGCCTCGTGACGAATATCGGGAGTTCTCGGGTCGTGGAATCTCACCTTTGCTCCCTCCTTGAAGCCTTCAGACACCTCGAGGAACTTTCTCGACTTGAAGATGAACAGGCTTCTGCCCGCTGTCTTGTATTGGAGCAGTCCGCTGTTAGTCATGCTGCATACCTTCTGACTCAGCTCCAGGGCCTCCTTGTCACTGAAGGTTTCTTCCGAGTTAGAACTGATCGTTGTCAGCGTGGTGTCGGGATAGAACATTCTGTATTCTGCCACGCGCTCTGCAATATCCGCTAAAACTTCCATGGTCTCCATACTACATCACCTCCCCTCCGAAAAGATAACCACCTGCAATCATCACTACCGCGAAGCAGGCTATGCCCACCATGGTCAATGCCACCTCGCCATACGTCACCTTCTCCTCGCAGAGACAGCTGAAGGTCTCGCTCCTGGTAGCCATGAGACGCTTAGCCTCACGCTTGATTGCACACTTGAGGGATTTCATTCCCTCGTTCACATTCACGTGGATGCCGGCAGGCTTAGCCTGCATCGCATCATTTAATAAAATAGAATTCTGCATATTGCATCATCTTTGTTAGCATTAGCAGCGCACTTGATTTCGTGAGAAAAGGGTGGCGGCTGCATTCCCCGTTGCTAACAAAGATGATGGCTTATCCGAGAGGACAAAACTTAATCTTTACGGTTCATGCAGCCGCCATATCGGTACACCTTTTTCCCGTTGCCGGGAAAATGATACTCTTGGGCATAAAAAAAGCCTGCGGCTGAGAAGCCATAGGCGAAACGGTCGCCCTGCCGGATAGATTACTATCATCTTTGTTAGCGTTGGCAAAGGTAAGAAGAAAATCTGGAACCGCCAAATAAAAATGGGGAAATTTTCTCACGATGCGAAAAATTAACACTAAAAGATGCTGTAGAGCATAAAATCGGGGTAATTCGGGGAATTATTCGGAATCAATCGGAACCATTCGGAACCAATCGGAACGAAAAAGCCCCCGATGCATCTCGCACCAGGGGCTCAAGAGTTCATTTAATTTTTATGAAGTACAACCGTTAGAATGCGGCTGCTTGTAAATCCGCTTTAATATTGCTCATGCAGGCATTGAGTCGCTGATACGTTTTTTCTCCAGCAGTCTTGACTCCACTTACATACTGGCGCATGAGCGATGGGTTGATGCCTGCACGTCTGGCGATCTCAGTAGCATTGAGAAAGGAGAACTCCTTGAAGAAGGCTTGCACATCGTATTTATATGTAAACGTCAAGTCTTGCAAGTCCTTGTTATTAGGATCATCATCCCTGCACTCCTGCAAAGCTTTCATGAAATCAGCCTTTGCCTCCTCAGCGGTAGCCCCATCGCCATCGATGACACCATAATTACCCAATGGCTCATCATTGTAACAAGAGTAACCGCCATCACCATACTCCAAAATCAATACTACGTTTTTTGCCATATATCTTTTAATTTTAAATTCTCAATAAAAAGAGTCCCCAACATATTTTTCTATAGAAGACAACCCCTTGTAAGGTTAAGGGCAGTTGCCCGGACTTATTGTCCGAGCAACGTCTTTTTAATGCGTCTAAGCAACCCTGGTCTAACCTCATGGCTACCATGTCTTGGAACTCTGATTTTCATCTGAGTCTTAGGACTGAACCACTCATCGTGTTCTGCGCCATGTCGAGTGACAAAGCATCCCGCTTTCGTCAACTCGTTGTACAATTGATTATACTTCATATAAAATTAATATGTTAAAGAACTCTTTGTCTGAAAGACACTGCAAAGGTAGCGAAAAAGCTATAAACTACCAAATATTTAGGTAGCTTTTTTGCTATATTAACTAAACTTTAACATTAATGGGCGCAAAATCCCCATTTATTCTTCAGAAAAGCGTATCTTTGCAGGAAAGAAATGTTTCACCTATTAATATATATATAAGGTATGGAAAAGATAATAAGTAACAAAGCAGCCTCCTTTGCCAGCATGGAGCTTGCCGGATTTGCGCTGGAACGGGCAGATCTGAGAGCGAGCAGCATCCTGGAGCAGTATCGCAAGTCAACCGACCGCAACTATACGCTGGCAGGTTTCATCATGACGGTATTCATGGCCCTCACGGCTTTCCTCGCCACGGAAAAGATGACCCTGATGCTGATGGCCATCACACTCCCTTTATGGATAGGAACCGGAGCGGCACTACTCATCCTGTTCTGTAAAGTGATGTGGGTACACGACTTCATGGCATCGGGCGATGATGCCGCCATGATGCTGAGAGATGACCTGGTAGATGTGGCCATGAATAAGGGATTGCAGGATGAAGGAAAGGCAAACGATGAATACCTGCACCATCTCGTGATATCATCCATCAGGCGCACCCTTAACGCCACGGAGCATAACCGCGCCTGCCTTAACAGAAGAAACCGCCACGTAAAACGAGCGATGACCGCAATCATTGCCTCGGTGATAGTGAGTGCAATGACTACGGTCATCCTGCTGGCCTTATCTTCTCTTGGGATTATTCCCGTGGCTTGATGTGTCCGGATAACAGTTCGGATCTTCTGGCCAACCATCCTCATTGTAGTTTGGTTTCATAATCATAAAAAAGGGCCCGTGCATCCGGAGAGCAGTCCTTCAGCACGAGCCACACAGCTGTATTTCTTTTCACTTGTTATGTACAAACTCTGCTCAATCTGCACACAACCTTAGTTCAATGTCATCATTACGCCTGCAAAGATAGCACTTTTCTTCGAAACCATCAAACATTTTACTGATTATTTTCAGAAAATAGCAAGAAAAGCCCCGATGCGCTGCTGCACCGGGGCTGAGTTGAGTTATTGAACATGTTAGCTATGCTAACTGCAATGCGCTGATGCGATTGCTTATTTCCTTGACTGCCTGGTTAAAGATGCCTTTCTGCTCCTGGCTGAGCGTATAGACCTTTCCACGCACCTGATATCCGTTGAGACGCTGCAGAAGCCATGATGCGCTCTTGTTGAAATAGGTCTTGGCAATATAGGAGATAGGGAGCAGCTTGTAGTCCTCTTCATCTATCTGGCTGCGGAGAGCTTTCACTTCGCTCTCCAGGCGAGCCACATTCTCCTCCACGAATGGCTGTGCTACCTCGGCCACAGTATCCTTGTCCATAGTTTCCAACTTAGCGATGATTTCGTTTTTTCGCTCTTCGCTCTTTGCATCGGTGTTACCGGCAAGAGACTTGTATTCTTCCAATAAGATTCTGATATCTTCCATAACTATATATGTATTTTATTGTCCCCTCCCGGAGGAGGGGAAGTTAAACTTTACTTTCTTTTCTTCATCAGTCTTGAAAGGTCGTCCAAGAGATAATCAAGTCTCTTTTCGATTTCCTTCTGCGAAAGACCGGTGAATTTCACGACTCGGAGAAAGTCTTCGATTTCCTTCTTCTTTCTCTCGATTTCATTTTCTAAATCATCTTGCATAGCTTGAAAATCTAATTGATTAAACATGTTCCTTAACTCGAGTGCAAAGGTACATAATAATTTTGATATGCGCAAATATTCCATAATAAAATTATTATGTTTAACTATGTTTAAGCTTTCCATCTATGAAAAGGTAGAAAATAAGCGGGAAAAAGCCCCGATGCTTCACGCACCAGGGCTGAATTGCACATTATTATTTGTTTGAAATCCCGTTCACATTCCGTACAGAACGGACCCTATAAGAAACGGGTGGAGCGAATTATTAACACACGCCTGTGAAACATTCTAACCATTAGTAAAAAAGAAATCTACACGTATTTAACGTATGAGTTGAAAACGCATTTTTATTCCCTAACTAATTCAATTATTTAAACTATCATCTATTTGGCAAAAATAAGCAATTTGGGATAGGAGAGCCTGGTATGGGGATTCTGGCTCACCACCTCCATGCGCACAGCCTTGGTTCCGTATCTGAAGAAGAGGAACTTCTTCGGCACCCTGTGGATGATCATCTGCAGGGTATCCCTGATCTCTATATGGGCATGGAGGCTGTCGGCCTCCATAGTCCCCCGCAGACTCACCCATGGATCACTCCAGGATATCCTCTGCGGGGGCATATAAAGAAGCATATCAGAACGTTGCGCTGTGGTATCTGTAGAGCCGGATGTAACGGCGGCATGAATATCGACCGAGGACGAAGAGGAGGTCCTGGCTGCTGCCACCATCCGGCTGTTCTTGATCTTCAGTTCCTTCTTGGTAACGGCAAGGAGAGAATCGGGGTTACGCTTTAGGCTGGACGGCTCCAGCAATATGGCTGAAACTGATGCCATCGGCTTACCTGACTGCGTCTGCCCGATCTCCACCTCACCGTTATGAAGTAGTAAATCCTGATTTCTGCTGGTGCGCTCGCTATACTTCTTGTAGTTATGGCATTCCCGAAGCGACATCACTGCCGCCAGAGGAACAAGCGCCAGCACGACAACCTTAAGAAAACTCGAAAAACTAGTTTCTTGCATCTTCACAACTAAATAAACACTAAACAAAAAAACTACTGACTATTAACTAATAAACCTATAACACTATCTTATCTGCATTTTGACTTCACCGTCTTGATGATCGAGGTGATAATGTTGAGGTATGCCGGATCAGTGGCATACTTGCACCCCACCCCGTCGCATATCTTGCGGGCAAACTGGTAGGCATCCTTGCGGAATGGCCATGCATCCTTATAGCCCGGCTTCTGGAAGAGCCGCTCATGTTCCTTCAGACACTCGCCTATAGAGGAGAAATCCTTGAAGGCTCGCTCCACCGTGTAATACCAGAGGTTCTTGCCCTTCACCTTGCATACGGAGATGACGCGGTCGGGAGCCTTGAACTTCTGGTTGGGAGTCTTGAGATACTCGTGTGTCTTCACCATCACGACAGGACCATTCCACTGGCTTCCCTTGGTGATGCCGAAGAGGTTGGCCTGACCAATCACCTTGGAACCCCATCCCGTCTCAAGCATTGCCTGGGCGGTGACGAATGCAGGATCTATTTCCGTTTTTGCCTCCACGGCTGCAGCATATACCTGCCGGGCGAAGGCCATCTGAGTTTTGTTTGGCATACCTTATATATATTAATCATTTAACGAATCAAACTTCTTCCTTGGCATCCTTGTCAGAGAACCTGATAGGCTTGCCGCTGATATATTCTCCGCTGTCGTTGAAATCCTTCATACGCTTCACGAAGTTCTTGGGCAGTATGGGATATATCGCCTGGATGTTCTCTATGATGGAGAATATCTCCCTCACCATCATGAACACGCAGAGATAAGTACCAATCCACTGCATCGGACCCACCACGGTGCCACCGACGGTGGCATGGCTGGCAAAATTGCTGAGAATCATCAGGAAGATATATATCACAATCTTGCGGGTGAACCGGGAGAAGAACGATTCGCTCGATGCATCCTTGTGAATGAAATGCTTCCACACACCCAATATGGTATCGATGGTGATTGCCACCGCTATCCACTTGGCAAACTCCCAGTCCTGATAAACATACTGGAACCCCTCCGTCACTATCGTGATCGGGAGTGATGTGATTGCTATCATCGGTATATTATGTTTTAACTGTTTCATATCGAAGGTCTTTTTGTTGTAAGACGTTGCAAAGATACGCTTTTTCCTGCAGGTGGCAAAGGACTATCCTTTCATCATCTTCCGGCTCATGCGGTGGGTGTCCAGGATATCCGCTCCGGTGGCTGAGAGCATCAGCGTCCACCCATAGCTCTGCAGCTCGGCAGAGACAAAAGGAATGATCTCGCAGTTGGCCACGCTGTCGCGGTCCATCCAGTAGAGTTCCTCCCGCTCGGCATCTGCCATGATGCGTGCGTGAATCTTGGAGAGCATCTGGAGGGTGCGGTCGTTGGCTATGATGCGTTCGAGCATATCCGATGTATTGGGCAGCTTCATCGCCACCGTCACCGCTATGCGCTGGGTACACTCGAAGCTTCTGCGGCCGTCGCTCTGCATATCCACCTCGCCGTAATCCACGAAGAGGAAGGAGCCGGTGAGCTTGTCGATGCGCTGCTTCAGCTCGTCAAACGACTGGCCATATACGTAGTTCTCTATCTCGGGAACCAGTTCCTTCTCCTTTTCCTGCATATTGCCCAGCATGCTGAGCACGGTGGCATATTCTTCCATACTGCTCTCGCCCTTGGTGGCGATACCCCTGGTAACACCTGCAGAAGCAGGAAACTTGGCAAAATATGTAAATAGATCCAATAACATAAGCTTATAATTTTGTCGCAGGAATGCGGTTTCCTGCCAGGTTATACTATCTTGTTGATGATATCGATGGGCAGTCCCACCTCGGTGGCTATCTTTGCCACCTCCATGCCGGATGCCTTCAGGCTCTTCACTCCGTCGATGGTCTTCTTGCGCAGGATGCGCAGGTAGGTGAGCACATTCATCTGCTCTACCTGGTGAGCATTGCCCAGCCCGTCCTTCGATAGGTCGTAGAGCGCATCGGTGGCATCGGTAGTGATGCTGCAGCTGCCCGGCTGCACCGCAAACTGGGTGAGCAGCGAGAATTCCGTCTTAGAGAAGAGGAAGTTGTTTACTGCAGTAAAGTTCAGGGCTATCGCCATGAGCGTATTGGCAGGCAGCTTCCTGAACTGCTGTGCCAGCTTCTGTGCCTTCTCTGAGGAATATTCGCCCTTGCCGGAATAAAGCACGGCTGCCAGCAGTGGCAGACTCGCCTCGCCCATATCGAGAAGCTGGCGCGCCTCGATATACTGCAGGGCTGTGAGCGAGCAGGTGAGCGACTGGAAGTCGGTGTTGATCTCGTAGCCGTAATACGCCTTCTGGTCGATGAAGATGATAGGCAGCTGCTGGCGGCAGAAGCAGAGATCGAGTACTATCTTACCGTCAGCCTCCTTGAAGATGAAGGTAAGCTGGTCGGCTATCGCCATGAAGTTCTCGAGAGCCTTCTCGTCTCTTTTTATCTTTGCAAGGTCCCACTTCATCAGGTGGCAGAGGAACAGACACTTGATGGCGCCTGGGGGATACAGCCCACTCTCCATGAGCGGAAGCAGCTCAACAAGCTTCAGGAACTGCTCAGAAGTGAGTAGTTCCCATGAGTTCGGGATTTCGTATTCCTTCCCGTTGGCTCTTACGGATATCGATTTTTTCATAAGCTATGGCATTAAGTACATATTATCATCCGGCCGGTTCTCTGCCGAGAAGGAGAGAAAATCATTGCCTTCCTGGGCATCGAACAGCATATCCACATTGTGGAGCAGGTCTTCTGCCTCGCCTTCCAGCTGGGTAGCCAGCAGGAGAGCCCGGCTTGCTTCATCGCTGCCCGAACGGGTGGCGGTATTGTCTTCGAAGAGGTTGCGGATGGTGGCGGGGAATTCCAGGATATCGAAGCGCCGGAGTGACTTTGCTACGGTCTTCTTCACCAGGGCACGTTTCAGCATAGGCAGCGCCTTCTGTCCGAACTCGGCAAAGGTCTGGTCTTCCCCACCCTTCTCCAGCCGCTCGAAATAGGCGCCTATGCTCTCGTCGAGCACCTCCTTCTGCAGGGGTACGCAGCGGAAAAAGAAGAGATACGAGAGGTCGATAGGGTAAATTTCATCGAATTCATCGGCTGTATCTACCTTCAGCTGGCTGAGCATCCTGTAGTAGTTGGTCTTGCGCCAGTCTTCCATGGCTAGGCGGATTTCGGCGGTTTCATCGTCGCTGATATCCCCGGTAAGCTCCGAAATCAGCGAATCCATCGCATTAAAGTAATTCTCCATGTACGAGCGCTTCATGCCTTCAAGCTCGTACTTGTAGAGATTCACATCGTTCTTCCTGCGGTTTACGGCATCGAAGATGATCTGCGTGGCAAGCGTAAGGTTTGCCATGGCTGCACGGAGGAAGTCCTTCAGGCAGCTGTCTTCATCGCCGATGGCAACAATATCGAAGAACGTATTGCTGCCAATAATGGCAACAATACGCTTGCGTGCGGCAACGGCAGAACCCCGAAGGCTGTCGAAGTCGGCGCTGGTATCAGCACCTGGCGCACTGTTGCAGAACTGTGCGTAGCTGCTGAAGAGGTCTTTGAGTTGAAATTTCTTGTTCATGACTGCTGGCGGTTTAATCGGTCATCCGGAGAGATATCTTCCTGTCGCTGCGGAACCTCGCGGTAGAAACCCAGACGGCAACCCTGCCTGTAGAGTTCCGGGAAGTTCAGGCGCAGCGCCCAGTTGAGAGGTTCTGCACAGACCTCATCCTCGGAGGTGAGCGACATGATGTAGATGAGATAATTATAATAGGTATCGCTTCCGCTCTTCGAGATCACTCCATCCTTATCTACTGCAGATATGGCTGAATCGAGACCCACGGAGGAGAGAAGAGCCTGGTCGGTTCGCTTGTCGTAGGAGATGAGCGCATCGATGTACTCCTTGTACTTGAGGTCGATGGTCTCCACCTTCCACGACTGCTCGTGACCCTGGGCATCCATGAAGGAGATGGAGGAGAATCCCTTGCCCTGATTGTCGGCGCCGGAAAGATAGGTGCTGAACTTGCGCACTTCGTCGCGGACGTAGCGTACCATGCACGACTCCTTGAAGTCTGTACCGATATCGATGCCGTTGTACTTCAGCAGCTCCAAACCCTTCGCCTTGCGCCGCTTGTTCTCCTCGCAGAGCTTGGTCATCTGGGTGCGCTTGCTCTGGATCCAGGCATTCGGAATGATGACGTGCACCTTTGCGGCAAGCGAGTTTTTCAGAAAACTGTTGATGTAGCGTGCCGTCTTGTTGCTGCCCAGGATGGAAGGTCTGGCTCCCTGATGGGTCTCGTTGGATCCGTAGTATTCGTCCACCGATTTCTCCCGGTGATGGGAGATTGCAGCGTAATTGTAGTTGTCCACCTCGCTGAAGCTGAACTTCGGATAAACCGAGTAACTTGACAAGCCATAGGCGAATCGCCCTACCACTACCTGGCGGAAATCGCTGTAGGAAACCAGCTCGGAAGCTACATCGTGGCGGGTGGTGGCTAGGCGGCAGTAGCGGTTCTCCATGGCTTCCAGTGCTGCCACCGGCTTGCCCACGCCTATCATCTTGCCTCGGGTGAAGCGCCACTTCACGAAGAAGTCGCCGAAGTAATAGTAGTTCTTGATGCAGGTCTTGCAGAACTCCTCTACCGACGGGATGCCTCGGGAACTCCAGGAGTCGAGCCACTCCATCACTTCCGGCTGCTCCTCGTACTTGCGTACCAGCTTGCCGTCCTCGATAGCCTGCTTATATACTGCAAGCCCATGACCATAGAGCATCTTTATCTCCTTGGAGTAGAGACGTGGAAGCAGTCGGTTCTCCTTGATCTCCTTGGTTATTTCCTCACACTGCTGGTTGTTGTAGCCGCGCATCAATACCTGATAACCCTGTATGCCCAGGTAGTGGTGCTGCTGCATCCAGAGCGTACCACCGAACGGAGACTCCAGGAGTGGTGACTGGAAGAGCTGCTCTGCACCCAAGGCAGGATCACCCTCGCCCAGCTGGAAGGTGAAGGTATTGCCATCGGCAAGATAGATGCCGGCATTGCCATACATATCTATTTCGTAATCGTTCATAGCCAATCTATTTTGTGTAATTTAAATCCGTCCTGAGGGAACCCCATATACCTGATGAGAATGCGGTAGCACATCTTGGGATTCCCGTCCTCATCGGTATAGAGGAAGTAGTTTTCACCATCGATGGCGAAGCGCTCCCTTGGCAACTGGGTGCGGTACTTGCAGTGATGGCGCACATGAAGCTCGGTGCTTGCCTCGCCTCTCTGCCTGGAATAGGGAAAGAAGACCAGGGTAAACTCCCCATCGGGCAGCTTACTGATCTCTCTGGCCCACTGCAGCGCCGTGATGCCATCCATGATGATGTTCTTGCTCTTTCTGTTCATAACGATGCGAAGTTAGCAAAAAAATATCGCCCTGCAAAAGACCGGCTGCACCCTGATGCCGTCATATTTCCGAGAATCGTAAGGGCTGCACCTCTCTTCCCCTTCCCAGCGGTGCGTGCACAATTCCGTGACACGTTTTTCCGGGATTTTTCTCTGGCGGGGCTGCTTGGGCTTATTATCAGCACCTTGCCTTTTGCACCCCTTCATTTCCTCTGAATTATTGATTCCTGCAGTAATTTTATTGCCGCAGAAATGGGATATTATCCACCGTTTATATCTCGAAATTGTCGGGTAAATCGGTAGGATACGTACTTAATTCCGCCTTCACGGCATCAGAATAGAGACCATAGAGCAGGTAAATCATGGCCGAAGGAAGCTGCGTGGTGAGTCCTGCCTGGTTCTTGAGCTGCTGCTTCTTCTCCGAACTCTTGTCGAGCTCTATCTTGCCCTCCGTCTTCTTCAGAGGAGAGATCATGATGGCGCTGCACAGGTTCTTGCACTCGTTCTCGTCGATGCGGACAATAGGAAGCAGCGGGCTCCGCTCCCCGAAGAGCATCTGGCAGAGCTTGAACTGCTGCCAGTGGTAAATGGTAGGCGCATCCTCGTTGTAGAGCACCACCATGAAGCCATACGACTCCAGGGCTGCCTTCAGGTTGAGTGAGTCGGTGGTTATCTGCTCCCGTTCCTCCTTGCGCTTGTTGCCGGCACGGTCCGGGTAGAGATAGATGGTCTTGTTGACTGCTGCGGATCCGAAGAACTGGTGTACCTCTGCCACCAGGTCATTGTAGTCCTTGGGCAGGAAGGCGAAGAACTCCTTGATGATGTCGAGCCTTCTGCCATAGTCCTTCTTCTGGGCTACGATGAGCGACTGGAAGTTGCCAGGGTCATAGCCCATGTAGAGCGGTTCCTGAGGGTCGTAGTGAAGCAGATACTCGGCGGAAAGGATAAATCTATCCTTCAGGTTCAGGCGAAGAATCGACTCATACTTGTAACTGTCCTTGAACTGATGCCTTACGTGGTCGTAGTTGATGAAGAACTTGTTGGTCACTTCCTTGTGGCGGATGGCACAGATGGCGGTGAGGAACTCGTCGATATCAAGGGTATCGAGCTGCGTCTTGAAGAACTTAGGACCTAGGATATCCTTGTTGCAGAAGGAGGATGCACGGATATAGAAGATGGCATTGCGCCTCATGTCGGCAAGGCGCGGCTTCCACCGCTCCACGAAAGAATTGAGTCTGACCGTCTCAAGTCGCATCTTCTCCAGGAGTACCGGATCCTTGGAGTCTCGCTCCTGCTGTCTGAGGATGAAAAGCCGGTAGAGACTCTTGTTGAGTTCCAGGGAAACGGTAGCGATTTCCTCGATAAGCTTCGGGTTCACCTTCTTCTCGTACTCCTCGAACCAATCGTCCTCTCCAAGGTCAACACGGGCCGTATCACTCACGCCGGTAACACCTTCATAGTAAGCAGAACATCGCACATTGGCTGGACCTCCACGCAAAGATGGAAAGAGTCGGGTCTTCAGCTTCTCTCCGCTGTTGTGCTTCATCTCCTCCACGAAGGCGTGCACGGCATTTCTACCTGCCACGGATTCCGGCTGGTCGCTTGATACCAGCTGAAGGTGAGCGCCATTGCGGAAGATCACACTATGCTTGGCATACGCTATCGGGTATCTCGGCTTACGGAAGTGGGAAGGCAGCGTGCTCTCCCCTACCACGTAATCGATGCCATACTCGAGCATGGGGCGCTGCTGGCCGTTCACCACAACCTGGCGGGAGAAGTATGCCTGGATGTTAGGCCAGACGTTGGTCATCAGCGCCACGTAGGTCTTGTGAACCAGGAAAGAAAGCTCTCCCGGCATATCATTGGCAACACGTATCAGGCGAGGACCCGTCACACCTTCAGTCTTTCCTCCGGCACGGGCAACCTCTGCAAAAAGCATGTTGGGGTCGATGATATTGGCAAGCAGCTGCATGCCGTTCATGTAATAATGCTCGAATTCACCGAGCGAATTGTCATTCAATATCAGTTGGCTCATCGCTTAAATCCTCCACAATTTCCGCTTCCTGAATGTCAGCATCACGAAGCAGACGTTTCTTCTCTGAGCTCTCGATAGGCAAACCATCGATGAGCGAAATATAGAAGCCGCGGTTGTGCTTGGCGGCAATCTCCTTGAGACTCTTTTTCTGAAAACCCAACTCCTCAGGAGTGATCTCCGGAGTGATGAGGAACACCACACCGAGGTCTCTGTCGGCTTCTGCCTGCTCTGATGCACGGCGGCGACACTCCAGTGCCTGGTCCATACAGGCCTTCTGCATCTTGTAGTCTCGCTTGGCAGAACAGAGCTTGGCAAGGTCTTCATACTTGTTGGCGAAATCGTTCTCCCATACCTTGATGCTCACGTTGCAGTCAACATTGAAGTAGGATATCGCCTGGTTGATGCGGGTCATGCAGGTACGCACATCGAGGGAGATCTTCTGCTGTGCGGCTATGCGCTGCTTGAGCTGGCGGGCGCCACGGGTAATATTACGTTCATACTCGTAGATTTCGGCTGCCCATTGCAGCTGCTTCAGAAAGATCTGCACATCCTCTGGAATGCCTTTGCCCTCACCTGTTGTCAGGAAGGTGGTAATGAGGTCCGGGTGAACGCTCTCCAGTTTTTCTATCTCGCTTTTCATACGCCGAACAGCTCCCTCCTCAGCTTCAGTTCTTCACGGTCCTGCATTCGCTCGTTCAATAGCTTGATAGCGTCGAGATCTCCATTGGCTGCCTGCTCAGCTATCTTCTCATCTGCCTTGAGCTGAGCCTGCTCAAGCACTCCTCCGTTTTTGACCATCTGAACGCAGGTTTCTGCTATCTTTCGTAATTCCGTCTTATCCATCTTTTCCGTCTGATTTATCTGATTTGTCACTATACTGCTCCATCACCATCTTGAACATGCGTTCACGCTCCTGATGACGCTGGAGGTTCTCGCGGTCGCTGGCACGTTTTTCCTTGCGATCATCTCTTTTAATGTAGCTCTTGTAGCGCTTGATATTATCGAGCACGTTCTTGTGCTTATGAAGAAACTCGGCAGGATCCTTCTTGAAGAGCTTCACGAGTTCATCGAATTCCGACTTACCCTTCAGCAATGGATGCTTATATAGGAACTTGCCGGTATCGTTGTATGCCTTCAGCTCCTCGAAGGCCTGAAGATTCCTGATGCGGAGTTCTACCATGGCAGCCACATCCCGCTCCTTTGGCTTCTTGTCCAGAACCTCGTCGAGTTTCTTCATCTTGCGCCAGGTGTTGATACGGTCGTTGTAGATGACGGTAGCCATCTGCACGTCCTCATTATAGAGATTGTCCCAGTCGATGTTAGGATATTCCTCTTCCTTTTGGACTACTTTTTTTTTCCGTCTTCCTCCTGCCCGGCAGCTTCAGCGGTTTCTTCTGGTGGCGCCTTGCCTTCAGGAGTATCAGGAGCTTCTTCCGCACTTAAAGTTTCACTTGAACCATCCGAGCCTTTCTCGGCTTCATCTGCCGAAGTTTTGCTTGAACCCTCTGGATCTTTCTCCTCTTCACCAGTTAAAGCTTTACTTGAACCTTCGGGATCTTTCCCGGCTTCATCCGTTAAAGTATTGTCTGAACCATCCGGACCTTTCTCCACCCCGTCCGTTAAAGTTTCACTCGAAGCATCTTCCATGCCTTTAATGAATTTGCGGTTATCCTCGATTTCGTCTGCATCGCAGATATCCAGGAGTGCATAGAGAATCTCATCAGCGTAACGTTGAGGGTCACGGGCAAAACGGGTAAGCTTAGGATGGCGTGGATTTTCGTCATCCAGGAGCGAGAGGTCTGCCTTGGCATGTTCCTCTCCTCTCAGCTGATTGAACAGCTGCAGTTTTTCTCTTCTGTTATACATACCTTATTATATATTAATAAAGGTGCGCCACCCTTTTGATGGCGACACACCTTTTGAAAATTTAGAAGATAAATTATTTTGGGAAATAGAATTATTTGCCTGATGTGCTTACAGCCCTCTACTGATTATCAGCCGAGTGGCTAACCGCATCAGTAGTCACACCAAGAGGATCCTCTGCATAGAGACAAGGGAGATCGACAGATGTGCGCTTGAAGGTGAAGGTGGTGTAACGGCCATCCTTGTCGTCCTTGGTCTCGGTGTTGTTGAGAATCATCGGTCGTTCTGGCTCGCCGATGATATACCACTGGGTATCCTTCACGTGCTTATAGAGGATGATGAACTTACCGCCGGCATACTGCTCGATGAAGTTGTAGAGATCCACACGGGTACCGCCCATGATGATCACCAGGTTATTCTCGCCGGAAGTTGTGATGTCTCCCTTCTCGGTCGTAGCGGTGAACGTTGGAATGTCGTGGGCATCGAATAGATAAGCCTTCAGCGTATCTGCAGCTGCGGTTTTAAACGGCATCGCCTTCACCTTTCGGTCTTTATCCGGCTGCGGGAACGCCTTGGTCATATCGATGAGAGTTGTAGGAACCAGCACAACCTGATAAGCGATAGCAGAACCATGGGTGTCGCGGTCGGTCACGTCATCGATTGCGGTAAGGGTTACGAATGAAGCCATGGAGACACCGGCTCCACCCATACCCATGGATGATGTTGGATCATCAAGCATCTGAAGGAGCGAGACTATGCCAAGCAGCATCATGATCGTCATGAAGAGAAGACGGCACTTGTGTTGGGCATAGCTGTATCCCTTGTTGGGATTGTACGCACGGTGACGTACAGGAATATTGTTTTTCTTCATAATCTTTTCTGAAAATGTGTAGGCAGGGTACATGGTGTACCCCACCTACGAATTAACACTAAATACTAATATATTATGAATTAACGTCCACCAGGAACGTTAGGCTGAACTGCCTTGTTGACGGTTCGCTTGCCACCTACGCGGCGCTCGAGCTCACGGTACTTATTATCCTTGCCGAGGATAACCATGATGTAGTCGCCTGGCTGGCTAGGAGTCCACTCGGCTGTGATGTTGGCGAAATTACCGCTCTTGGCGATAGTAAGACCGTGGGTAGCATTGTCCTCACCAATCTCGATGCAGTAAGCTACACCCTGCTTTGCCTTCTTGATTTCAGTGATGGCTGTAGCAGAGGTTTTGGCGTCTGAGATGTGCCAGAAGCCACTTCCGCCGTCAATCTCAGCACCGATGACTGTAGCAGGCAGGTTGGTAAAGATCTGCTGGAATTCGTAGTCGTTGTCATCCATGTCAGCCTTGGTTTCGAACTTGCGACCGGTGAATGCTGCACCACAGCCTTCCTTCCAGGTGCTCCAGGCACGAACCATCTCCATCTGCTCCTCCATCTTGACAGCAAACATCTCGCCTGGGAGATACTCGACGAACTGGAGGTTGCCAGGAATATCCAGGAACATCCAGCAAGACTTACCCTCGTATGGGAGCCACTTAATCTGAATGGTAGAGTCTGGCACACGGTTCTTGTAGCCGTCAGGGCCTGTGAAGTCGAGATCCTTGCCATAAGTCTCGCGGCAGTTGGCAAGCCACCAGTCGATGTGGTTTTCGTTGAGGTAGAGAACGTGCTTATCGAGTGTCATACCTTCAGTGAGGTGAGTCTTGACGTCTGTGATGAACTCCTTGACCGCATCCAGCATGTTAGCTGAAGTGTAGGTGTTGTAGCTCTTGTTGGAAAATGGCTTGATGCTGTAGTCGTGGATATAGCGAAGCAGGGTGTACCAGATACCAGTACCGGCATTGAGATAGCTGGAAGGCTGACCGTCCTCTGGCTTCACATAGATACCACGCATACGGCGTTGGTTCTGTTCGTCCTGAGCCTTCTTGAGAAGGTTGAGCAGGCAGAACTCAATCATAGACCACTTGATAGGATCAGAACCCTCCTTGTTGAGGTAAGCGATATACTTGCGCTCAATCTCCTTCATCGGGCCGAACTGCACCTTGATCATGGCGTCATCCACGTAACCCATCTCGTTCTCGAGCTGCATGCCACCCTTGTAGATCTCACCTGGCTGGTAGCCCTGAGATACCTCATCGAAGAAGGCATTGAAGAGGATATCGCGGTCCTGCACACCATAGCGAACTGGGAAGTATTCGGTAAGATTGCGAAGCTCCAGAATACGTGCGATAAGAGCATCCTGGCGGAGAATGACGAACTGATCGCCCAATCCGGCATTATCCACACCGCCATAGTTGGTAGCGAACTGGCCAGAAGCAAGCGCCTTGACGTCACCAAGCTCATTGCGGCTCTGGTGATACTTGTAGCGCAGCTGAAGAGATCTTGCGAACGCCATAGACTCCTTGCGGAATGCCTTGCCATCGCTCTCCTCATCAGGTTCAGACGCTAAGGCAAGTGCCGGATTGACTGTAATCTGGTTCCATCGCTTCTTCATATCAAACAGAGAGTGCTCGATTCCGAAGAGATAGTTGCTGTTCGACTCGAAGCCATTGATAGGAATAGAAGGAGCAGTGACATGGGCAGCAGGCTTGTCAGGAGCAGTACCCTGCGCCATCTTCATCACGTTCTCTGCGAGACCAGACACAGCCTTGGTGAGCTGCTCGTAACTTACGTTCTGAGAAGCACCGGTAGGCTGCTGGCTATTCTCATTCTTTTTGCCATCATCAGGATCCTTGCCCTCATCATCATCGTCGCAATCATTACCATCACCAGCAGCATTGTTGGCCTTGGATACGATAGCGTAGAGGGAGTTGATCTGCTGCTGATGCTCTGCCTCTTCGGCTGCACTGTTCTCGGCTGCAAGGTCATCGACGAGAGTACTCTGGTACTCCTTCTGGTATTCCTCGCAAAGAGCCTTGTACTCCTCTGAAGTCAGGCTCTTGTTCTCGAACTTCTTGACGAAGCCAAGCTTCTCGAGAACTTTGTTAAGTCTTGCTTTGAAATTCATATAAACAAATTAACTAAATACCTTAATTCCGCAACACTATAATTTAACTTTATTTATAAGTTC